ACGATAAGGTTTCATTTATATCAGTTCCCATTGAAGAGAATAATCTATCTTGTACAGAAGAACCACATCCTAAAAGATTAGACGATTTAAAGTCAAGAATATCTTTTAAGGGTAACATAAGGTTATCTTCAAGTGGATTATCTTGGAACATATTTCGTAATGGATTAGAGGATACAGAATTTAGTTTACTCTAATAGATCATATAAAAGAGAGTCTCACGACTCTCTTTTTTTTTGTATACTCTTACAATGTTATCAAAATAAAGGAAAAAACTATGAAAAAACCTAAAATTAAAGAAAGAGAAAAATGTTCTTATCATAAAAACCATGTATGTCCATCACCTGAATCATACCAAGAAGATTTATATAATTGGTGGTTAGAATATGCTACAAGAGGAGATCTAAATAGTCTATGGGATATAGAAAGTATAATAAGTAGATTGAGAGATTATTTATTACATTATCACGAAGAACATAACACTTATGGATTTCCTCCTGATTTAAGTTATGAAAATAGAATTAAAATAACTCGTACAATATTGTTCAAAATAACAAATTCAGGTCTTTTAAGAGAGGAGAAATGAAACTATGAAAAACGAAAGATTAAAAAAGGGAAATTTATTACTTGATACGATTAATATCGTAGAATTATTTGAAAATGAAATACATGCGGGTAATATCGTAGGTATAACACCACAAATAGAAAGAGTAAAGGATTTCCTAACAAAAGAGTTTAAAAAAGTTAAGAAATAGTATTAAAGTAAAAAGGGGACTATGTCCTCTTTTTTTTCTGATACTATTAATGAAATAGGAGGTCTTATGGACTTTGATTTTGAAAAATGGATGTTAGAAAGAAGAATGAAAAAACAAGGAAGTGTTGAATCATTAGAAGGATTTAGACAATTCATGTTAAAAAAGGGTTTTAAATACCTTGTAGTATACTATGAAGGCGGTGGTGATTCAGGTGAATGTTATGAAATGGAAGGATATAAAACTATTAAATCATTTAAAGAAAATGATGATACAGGTAGTGAATATATATCCTTTAGAGATTGGGAAAATAAAGATAAAAATGGTAAACCAATTGTTATTCCTGAAGATGATGCCTATAAAAAGGGTACAAAAGGTCAATATAATGTCTTTAAAGCGTTGAAACAATGGAAGAAAAAGACTGGAGAAGATATTGACGCTTGGAAAATCACTGAATTAATAGACTATGATTGGTATAATAATGACGGTGGATCAGGTAGAGTAATATTTGATCTTAAAAAGGGTGAAATCAATATAATAGGTTATCAATATACACAGGCATATTATGATATAACTGAAAAATTATATACTGATGGTAAGCCTGGTGAGTATTATTATGGCGATGAAGTAAATGCAGAATGAAAGCGTTTAATCATTGCAAATCAAGCGTGAAACACTTTGGTGGTCTAGAGCTAGACTACCATGATATTCACGCTTGGTTTGATGAATCTAAAGGTCATTATGCTGATATTAGACATAGAGCATTAAGACATCACACTCAAGGTGTAATAGAGTGTGAAAAAGTATTTGGAATATATATCACTAATTCTGATAACAAAAAGGTTCCAGTTAAATCAATAGCGGAACAACATATAAGAGAAGATTTAGGATTTATTCCAAGTATACAAGACTGGTTTAGAGAAATTAAACCTAAAGCCTGGATGGCAAGCACCAGGAGAGTAACTAAAACAATGAATTTAATGTAGCCATGTCAGTCACGGACTTTTAGTCTAAGAGAACCTGTATGGCGCTATAGAAACTCTATCTAAATGATACGATACTATAGTTGCATTGGCTACATTAATAACCTTAGGAGACATATGTCAAAAACTAAATTAAATGGCAAAGAATACGATTTAATGGATCCAGTAGAGAATAATCAATACTGGACTAAAATAGCTGAAAATGTTCTACTTAAAAGAAAAATAGTAAAAGTAGAATATATGAAAGACAAAGAATGTAATGAGTATATGTGGTATAAAAAGCCTATTACTTTCATATTAGATAACGGTACACGAGTTATTGCAATGCAAGATGACGAAGGTAACGATGGTGGAGTTCTAACTTGTCTTACAGAAGATAAGGAAGAAGTATTACCAGTATTAAGTGTAAAGGAATAAAATAAAAAAGAGAGCATAATTAACAAGCTAAGCCTAGGCAAGCCGAGTTAGGGTTTATGTTCTCTTTTTTTCTGTAACTATTTAACATAATTGAGGTAAATATGAGTAAAATGAAGAATGCAATAGATAATTTCTTAGATAACGGAGGTGAACACTTAGGTTATAGTGAATATGATCTACCAGACATAGATGATTTCCATACAGTACTGCAAAATGGAGTAAAAGTATGGGAATATCACGGTAAAACAGAAATTGAATACTATGGAGGTAATGATGAATAAACTAAGATTTTTCACAGCATTATCTAAATGTTTTGGTTATATTACATGGGCTGCATCAAATGCAATAATACTTGTAGGTAAAGTAAGTAAAAAGACTGTAGATAGATTCAGTCATTTAGAACGATACGATGTAGACATATTTCACGATCAAGAGCAAATGGATAAGAAATTGAATATAAGTCATAAAGAACTATTAAAATTAATTGATTCTATTGAGGTGTTTCCTAATATATCATTAATAGTTACTAAAAGAAAGACAGAGTGTACAAATACTTTGTAGGAGATACCAAAGGATGGGTTGAGGTCAGGAAAGATGAGCTGGGAGCGGCAAATCTACTTGACCTCATCTCAACTTGTAGTTACGAAAAGGGAGAATATGTTTATCTTGATGAAGATATAGACCTCTCTTTTTTTGTGTATTTTTTAGGAAATTTACCAATATTCCAAGAAATACATGTAAGCGATGATTATTTTAGTAACTACAATAGATATAGAGGGGGACTTCAATGAGTAAAGTAGCAATGTTTAGAACTATGTTAAATGTACAAAATGTATTTGATGATGTAAGATTAATGAATAAGTTTGAATTAAAATCATTCATCAGAGAAAATAGATCTATACAACAAATAATTATGAAAGGTAATTATTCAGAAAAGCAAAGATTACTATCTTCACAAGTAATATATGCTAAAAATAGATTAAGATTAATGTAAAGACCTGGCTGGTATACCCTGGGCAGAACACTCAAAGCTATAGCGGTGCTTATGCAATGTATACCAACAATTATAAACCGAGGGAATTAATTCCAACTAATTAATGGTTCAGGCCTATATCATTAATAGTTACTAAAGGAATTAATGGTGGGAGACGGAACAACAGCATACAAATAAGTCTGGCGGCGAAGTCGAGGAAAAAGTGTAGGTTTATATAGTATGATACAAGGTTGTAGTCAACAAATGTTCTACATTAAATGAATTAAACTTCCGATGTAATTCAGCCTTATAAGTTTTAGAGAGGCGTAAATCAACACTGTCCCACCATGGTGGATTAAGGATAAGATGTAGCCTCTCTAATAAAATAATAACTAAACTTAAGCTCAATGTTCATGGGCGATGTACATGATATAACTGGATGACCCTCTGGTGCCTCTAAGGTAACAGGAGTTATATCAATATATGTACGGGGACGACATGTACGACCACTCAACAAGGCTCGAACGTAACGTGTGGTTCGTCCCAAAGAATCAAGAGAACCAGCACTGGTCCTGTAAGTCCTGTGGGAAAACCTAGGCAAAGGAATATGTGCGGTTCTCTTTTTTTTCGTAATTACTTGGAGGTAATATGGAAGAATGTATTCAATGCGGAGAGAAAATCACAGGAACTAAATATGAAAACTATTATAATAGATATGAATATTTATGTGAAAAGTGGGATTGTTGGGCATTATGGATGAGTGAAAATACACATGAAGCAGGAACATATTAATGTTTACCTGCTGCGTATGTGAATGTAGTTATGATCATGGAATAACAGGCGATGCAGACGAAAGAATGTGTTATGCATGCCTAGAAAACGGAGGTGAAATACCAGAAGAAGATGTGTAAATACTACTTAAATAAATCCAGAAAATATATAAGTTTATTAACAAGAAATAAAGATGGAATCTTTGTTAATGATGACCATAGGTTTGTAGGTACAGTTAAGCTTAAAAGCGGTATAAAACTGAAAATAAAACTACATGAAGGTTATAAACCTGGTGGTCCACAGGGAGTTATCACTAAAAAACCTAATAAAATGATAATTGACATCAAGGAGGTTAAATGAGTGCTAAAACCAAATTAGATGTATGGAATATAGATTACATAGAATCAGATAAATGGGAAGAAGTTCCTGATGAAGATTTATGGGAAGATGGTGAATTAAAACTTGGAGAAGTATTTGATAAGATTAATTATCATTTATTTCACAAAGGTGATTGGAAATTAATAAGGAGAAAAGAATGAAACAAGATCCAAGAGAAGTATCATTATTTGAGATTGAACGGAATATAGATAATCTAAATAGTTTAGATGACTTGCAGAAAATACAAGAGTATTTAACGCATAGAAGAAATAAATTAGCTAGAAATAATAAATATAGTCTAATTGTAGGGCAAGAAGTGACTATAAATGGCTCTAGTAAAATAGAATCTGGTAAGATTGTTAAAATAAATAGAACAAGAGCAGTCGTAGATTGCTTTGATAAAACAAGACAACAAATGGTGCATTATACAGTACCATTTTCAATGATAAGAATAAAACAGGAGGCATAATGGAAATATCTGCAGAACAGTTTCAAGAATATAGAGATGTACAAGATAGTGGAGAATACAATATGTATGATCCAAGTGCAAGATCAATGACATCCTTGACTAAACATGAGTGGATTCATATTATAAAAAATTACTCAGAACTTAAAGAGAAATACGAAGGTGAGTAATATTGGCGAATGGTATGATCCTATAAGGAAAGTACCTTTAGAATATAATGGCACTAAATCTAATGCATGGTCAGTCCAAAGAGAAGATTTGGATAACAACACAGGTTGGAAAGAAGTAGGTGTAGTTAGTAATAATTATCTACTTATCAACAATATAGATGTGGAAAAGTTAGCATTAGATATAGCAGATTCATCACATTATACATGGGAAAAAGATAAAGTCTTTTGGAATGGTAGGCAATTCATGTATTCAATGATAGCAAAAGATTATAAAGAAGAAGTATCAGTAGGAGATGATATTTCTTTAGGTATGATGTTTTGGAATAGTTACGATGGATCTACAGCATTACAATTCAAATTATTCTTACAAAGATTAGTTTGTCTAAATGGAATGGTGTCAAATGATGTATTTAAATCATATAGATTCAAACATGACGCTTCATCAGAGGGATACGAAGAAGATATTATAGAAGCATCTAAGATTATCAACAGTTCAGAAGATAATGTTAGATATTTTATAAATGCTTTAAGATACCTTGAGAAACAAGAAGTAGATATGGAAATATTGGCTCATATAAGACAAGATTATTTGCCAGATTTACCAGTTTCTTTGTTTGGAAATATAGTAGACAAGTTATTAAATTACAGACCTATGGGTAAACCTACAGCGTATGATTTATTAAACAGTTCAACTAATGTATTGTGGCATAAAAAGAAATCTACAAAAGCTGATTTCGATCACAATGCATATATAGTTGACAACTTAATAAAATACTCACAGGTAACTGGAGTTAGATAATTAGGGATAAACAACACGCCAGCGGTGTGCAGCTGGACAGAATAACAAATTAGTTTAGAAATTTGTGATTTTGGTAGCAGTCGGATGCTAAACAAGTAATGTCAAATGCTAGTTTATCCCTGAACTTTGTCAGACAAAGCAAGAATGTGGAGACGGTGCGCACGGAAGCCTAAATAGAAATCCGCTGTTAGGACACATATCTTGTTTAAGAAAAGAGAGCTTTATAAAGAACGAGCCAATTGAGGCGGTACCTTTATATTGAGCTCTCTTTTTTTTTGTTTATTACCTTAAAATGAGGTATATTTAAAGTCCAAATCGGAGGTTAAATGGAAGAAAATCAAACACAAATAGAACAGAATATAGATCGTAGAGTAATCGAAGATCAATCTAAAACTGTTGGTAAAATAGCAGCTGCATTAGCAAAAGCCCAGAGTGAAATTATGGGTGCTAAAAAGGGTTCAGTAAATCCCTTCTTTAAGAGCGGTTATGCTGATTTATTTGCAGTTATAGAAAGCTGTAGAGAGATACTAGCAAAGAATGAAATAGCCTTTGTACAAGGTAATCGTTTTAAAGATGGAGTATTTTTAGTAGTAACTAAATTAATACATTCATCTGGAGAATGGTTATCAAGTGAAATGGCATTACCATTACCAAAGGGTGCTAACGCTCAAGCTATAGGTTCATTAAATACCTATGGACGAAGATATGGGTTAGCAGCAATGGCTGGTGTAGCTCAGAAAGATGATGACGGAAACGAAGTATCGAAACCACAAAAAGTAAATAGCTAGGAGGCATTATGGAATGGGTAACTAATTCTGGTTCTTCAGGAACCAAAAGTAATATCTTTGTTGATAAAGCAAAGATTGCAACAGTACAAATTAAATATGGCGTTAAAGAAGATTGGCAAACATATTCTGATGACATATCAATACATCTAACACTAGACATCGGTAAAGATTTCCAGCCTAATATGTATATAGGTGGAAATTATAAAAAAGATGAAGTTAGTGGAGAAATTGTAGGATGGTCAACAGCATTTAAAGTTAAACTATTCTTTGACGCTTTAGGTATGCCTATTAAGTTGGATAAAGGTATGCAACCACAATCTAGTAGATTACCAGCTGATGCTGAGAAAGTATTAGTAGGTAAAGAATTTAAAAGATTAACATATCTTTCTACTAAAACTAAAAGAGATGGTGGTGCATTATGGAAAGACTGGCAAGAAACAAGACATGCTACATATGATCAAGATAAATTCAAATCAGAATTTAAAGAATCAGTAAGCAAAGGATATGTTAAAGACTTTGCATCAGTAGATTCTCAAGAATCAGAAGAAGCAAGTCCTTGGAATTCTAAAGATGAATTCGCTGGAATGCCAACTTAATGAAAACCAAAGAAATGATTCTACGTTATGCTAAATATAAATTAGCGCAAGGTGTAGACACTATATCGTCAGTTGATATAGAAGATAACTTACCTAAATATGGAAAAGCCTTATGGGATACTGTAAGGCTTCCATCGGCTTATTCGAGAGAATGGCGTAGAATTAGAGAAAATAGAGAGTATTTAACAGCTGGTATTAAAGATGTTGAAGAAGTTAAAACTAAAGCAACTGGAAATACATATAAGATATGGCGTCTGATAGTGTAAAGTATATAGAATTGGCTATAGGTTCTGTATCAAACAGAGCCTATGCTATTCGTCCAGAACATATTACAAAATACATCAAACCTAATCAGGAATTATACAGAAGTCTATTCATATTAGATGATAGTGCATTTGAACATTTTAGAGACAAAGGATCTATTAAGTCTTATAAAGGTACATATGCATTAAATAGCATCATATTTGATATAGACAGAGGTAAAAAGACTGGTGAGGATACCAGACAAAGAGCTATATCATTTATGAATACATTACTTGAGCAAGGTGTAGATACATCAACTCAAGCACATATATGGTTTAGCGGCAGAGGTTTTCATATAGAAATACCTAATTTATATGGATTTGAAGAAAGTATAAATCTTCCATATCAAGTTAAAATGACTATAGATAGCCACTTTGGTAAACTTGTAGATAATATATATGATAAAGGTAGGTTAATTCGTGTAGGATATACTATTAACATGAAAAGCGAATTATATAAACTACCATTATCTTGGCAAATGATAAACGATATGACCTATCAGGAAATATGTGAATATTGTCAAACACAGAAACAAGATTACCATCATACACCTTTCGATTTGGATAGTGTTTATCCAATATGGGAAGATAAAGTTTTAGATGTGCAAGAATTTAGAGAAGATGAAAAAGATATATCCAATACTAATCTAAATGCACATGTAACTTGTGTACAGAAAATGTGGAAATCAGAAAAAGATGGAGAAAGACATATAACCTTATTAAGAATGGCTAATGCTTGGAGAAGAATGGGTATTCAAAAAGAAGGTTCAATTAAAATGGCTGAATATAATATTCCATCTTTAGATCATAATGAAATTCTTAAAATCATAGATGATGTTTATGCTTGGGAACACAATGGATATAGTTGTAGTGATACAATTATGGAAAAGTATTGTGATCCAATTTGTAAATTTTACAAAAACAAGAACTATGGTTTAGAAGTTCTTAATGTAAAAGAGTTATCTAATAAATTAAGAGACTTTGTTCACATGGATATGGATACTAATTGCTTTAATCTTAAAGACCATTATCCTATACCTAATAATTATAGATTTCTACCTGGTGAATTAGCAATATTACTAGGTGATACTAAGTTAGGTAAAACAGCATGGCTGCAAAGTCTTATGGTTAAACTAACTCATATGAATATAATGTATTTATCTTTGGAAGTCGGAGATTGGCTTATATTCCGTAGATTTCTTCAGGCAGGTAATGGTATTACCAAACAAGAAGTTAACGAAATATATCGCAATTATGACGAAGAAAAGGTACAACAGATTAATGATAGAGTAAAACATATTAAGGTAATGACTACAAGCCCTGATATTGACTCTATGAAACAAATCATAGCAGATAATCAACCTCAAATAGTATGTATAGATACTATAGATGCAATAGAGGTTAGATATAATAATGATCCATTTACTAAAATGGAGAAAATCGTTAATAGTCTTAAACAAATCGCAACTCAAATGGATGTTATATTCTTTGGTATATCTCATATATCTAAAGGTGCATCCCGTGATATGCTTACTGTTCATAGTGCTAAAGGTAATTCAGCAATAGAGCAAAAAGCAGATAAAATCATAGGGATAACTGGTGATAGACAAATGAATGATACTAGAGTTATTAGGTCGTTAGCATCTAGAGATGAAACTGACTTTGAAATAGCGTTTAATTTCGATTATACGACATTTCAATTCAAACCATTGGAGATTAAATGATTGATTTCAAGAAAATAGAAGAACCTGAAAACAATCAAGTTGGATATTGCTTCATAATTCTCTGGTTATTTTCAGTCACTCTGTCTTATAATATAATAAGAGGTGACCACATAACTATAGGCTTAGGAGCAGGTCCACTTGAAGTTTCTTTAGGTTTATCTATATGGAGAAAGTTATTACCATGAAAGCTAGATCAGCGAAAAATAAAGGTAAAAGACTACAGAATATATTAAGAGATAAGTTGATAGAACTATATCCAGCTTTAAAAGATGATATAGGTTCTCAAATAATGGGCGTTACGGGTGAGGATATTGTTCTCACCCCACACGCCAGAGCACTACTTCCATACTCATTTGAATGTAAAAATGTAGAAAAACTAAATGTTTGGAAATCTTTTGAACAATGTAAAACAAATGCAGGAGATTTAACTCCTATATTGGTTATTAAAAAGAATAGACAAACTCCTAAGGTTGTTATGGAATTAGATGAATGGTTAGAAATTATTAGGATATTAAGTAAGTAATGACAAAACGAGACTCAATAAATTATCTTAAGAAGTTATACGTATTATTAGACAATTTAATGGGCGAATCATTACTTGGTATTAAATATGTTAGATCTATAAGAAAAGGTATTAAATCTTTAGAAAAAAAGAATCTTTCTGTTGATAACGGTATGTTTAAAGTTAAAGTAAATGATACCAAAGGTGTTATTACCATTGATATAAAACATAAAAACGGGGAACTTATAGATTCACATACATATAATCCTGATAGTGTTCTAGATGAAAAAGTTATAGGAAAATCATAAAGAGTCTTGCTAATGCCTCCATTCCCACAACACACTCGTAAAAAATGTGAGGCTCTTTATGAATAAAGTGAAAATATTTGACAATTTCCTTCCTGAAGAAATGTATATTGAATGTTTAAAAGAATTACAAAAACCTAAATGGACTTTCTTATCTGGGCATCACCAGATATGGCATATGGGATCATTAGATAAAGTTCCTTTCTTTAATATAGCATTTAAGAAAAAAGTATTAGAAGTATTACCAAAAGAGATTAATTGGACTCATTATGATATGTATGCTAATGGTCAATCTCGTGGTCAAGACGGTAGCATTCATCAAGATCAGAAGATGTTGAATAATGCTCTATCTTTAGTTTATTTTTCTACTCCAGAATGGTCACCTCATTACGAAGGTAATCTATTCTTTTACAATCAAGATGAATTAACTCAAGAATATACTATATTTGATATGGTTGAATATAAAACAAATAGAGCTGTATTATTTCCAGGTCATGTTTGGCATAAAGCAGCAGGTCCAACTATGATATACCCTGGTCTTAGAACTAGTGTAGTTATTAAATTGATAGATGGAGATGATGAAAAATTAGCAAAATTTCAAACAGGATTGGAGAGAAAATGAAACCAATAACACATGAGTTAATGCATATATTCATAACTGCAGATGGAAAGAAATTCTTTTCTGAAAAGAAAGCTAAGATACATCAAAGAAGAATTAAAAATAAAAAATAATTGCATTAATTGCGCTTATTATGAAGATAATAAATGTGATTGGTGGTTTTTCTACAAAAAACTAGAGTCTAAAAAAATCCCTAACAACATAATAGATAAAGGTTGTAGATTTTGGAAAGACAAGGCTGATAAATTTCACCCCTTACTTAAACAAGTTATACAAAAATTTAATGGAGAACTTATTGAGTAGTCCTTATTATGCAAAGGAATATAGAAATTTATCCAGGAGAGAAAGATATAAAAAAGCAGCTTTAATTGCATCTGATAATGGTAGATGCTGGTGGATCTACTTGTATGTAATGTCATTTTATAGATATACCTGGAAAGGTAATTAGTCCCTTGATATATGATTTTGATGAAATATTCCCTGTTAAGGTATATAACTTCCTATTTAAAGATAGAAAAAAATTCAATTCTGAATTAATAAAAGCAATAAATAAACATAAAACCAAAGAAGATTCTATTAAAAAATCTAATAAAGGAGGTTATCATAGTTTATTAGATATAAATATGAAATCAATAGATGTTTTTGATGAATTAAATAATAGAATAATAGATGTTGTAAATGGTATAATTATAAAAGATGATTATAAACATTTAGATAAAATTGAAGAATTAAGTAGTATGTGGTTTATTATTAATAAGAAAAATGATTATAATTCAACACATATGCATCCAGGATCTTGGTTTTCGGGAGCATATTATATAAAAGTGCCTGAAAATGATTCAAAATATTTAGTATTTGAAGATCCATTGCAAATAAGAAACTACAATCAAGATACGCCTAATTCATTTATGAAAGAAGTGATGGAGGGGATGTTGCTTATATTTCCTGGATGGTTTAATCATGCTGTACCTAAAAATAATACAGATGAAGAGAGAATTGTAATATCTTTTAATATTCCTAAACCCAATCTTTTATCTTCCCATAAAGAGTTATTAGACCAATAACTATACCTATAGTTAAAGATATAAAACTTAATATAGGATTGAAAACACCTAACCAATGAAATAACCCAGAGCCTAAACTTGTAACTAATCCTATTTCAGGATTGTTGGTTAAAACATTTAACGTATCTTTCATTTCTTCTCCTCGCAATCATCCCATTTTTTCAAGTCTAGCATTGGTAAAGGCTTTTCTATCATATGGTCTTTTAGTTTATCGTTTTGGATAGCAACCTTGTTGCCTCCTTTAATGAATGGTTTACCATCTGCACAACCTACTTCATATACAAATAATATTGTTTTCCACAATCCTACTCTTACTACTCTGGCTGGTCTATCGTCAAAAATTATAACATCATCAGTATTTAAATCATCACCTGCAAAGACTTTAATAGCCTCTATAGTTGATTCAATTGTTTTCCTGCCGATTAGGAACACAAAGGCTATTATAGCCATCCAGCCATACTGTCCAATCAAATTCTCTATAGCCTGCTGTTCCATTTAACTCCATTTATTTTTGATTTTCAACTATTCTCTGTGCTTCATTTCCTACTTTTTTATCTTCAGTTAAACCAATAGGAATATGTGTCATTAAAAACTGAGCTAAATCTTCATCAGCCATACCAGCACTACCATTAATACCAGCATCTCTTAAAGCCATCATTTTATCTTCCATGCTTTTACTGTTGAGAAAATTCATGAAACCTTCATTACCTACTAATTCTCTTAACCTAGGATCTGCGTCCTGTTGGTCTTTTTTAATACCAATAGGACCTTTATTTTCTACTAGTCTGTTCCAAACATATAAGTGATCAACTGCCATCTTTTTAGCAGTTCTTTGTGCTTCACTTAATTGTTCTACTCCATAACCATATTGATCTTTAGCCATTATTGTTCTCCTTTAACTAAATAATTTTCGAAAAAATCCTTTATTTCTATCATCCCATTCACTTTCACTCATTCCCCATCTGTTTTTTTCATGTTCAGGAAATAAATGCATTCTCATATTAGTCCAAAATTCTTTATCAGACTGTATCATTCTACCAGCTGATTTAGGATTTTGCATAAGAAATTCTGTAACAGTTCTTAATTCTGGTCTATGTGGATTAAGTCGAAATGTTTGATCTGGATGCTCTTCTCTAAATTTAGAGCCTTCTTTTAACATTTCCATTAACATAACTTCATGCTTTAATGCTTCTTTAAATTGTTCTTCAGTAATTTTTTTAGTGCCATGACCGAATCTATCTTTAGCCATACATTTCCTCCAATTCACTATCTATTGTTTGTTTACGAGCATTTAAAACCTGTGCTCTATCTATCTTACTTCTTACCTTATCTAAAGGTATACCAAAAAATTGTTGCATCGCTCTCCCTTCGACAGTCCCGTAGGGTTCATCAATCGTTTTATCAATTGACCTGATCATACGACCGAATGGGAACATTGTGTAAGCGTGATAATCCATAAATCTCTCCCAGTCTTTGTTAATCAAACTGGAAAAGAATGACATTGGAATTCTAGCAACTGGTGGTGTAACTATATTTAATGGTGCTATAGGATATGGATATTGTCCAAAGAAAGCTTTGTCTCTAGTTTTCTTATCTCCTAATAGCCAATCACCAGTTTCTTGTACCCAATCATATGGCGGTGGTAGTGTTGTATCAAATAAACTATATGCAAATGCACTACCTAAAGCCATAACAAACATGTTTAATGCAAAGTCAGTTTTAAACTTATCAAACTCTTTTGTACCTTGTTTAAATCCATAAAGGTCTGCTTTTCTAAGCATCTCTTTACGAACTCTGACTGAATTAAACACAAATAATTTAAAACGAGATAATATTTTTCCCAAGGCTGTTCTCATATAAGCAGGTCTAAAAGAACTATGATATAAAAATTGTGTTGCTTCAACACCTCTTAATCCTGCTTCATGGACTGCCGCATCATTTAAAGATAATTCCAAACCATACTTACCCATATGCTCCATGTATTCTATAGCATGAGTTAAATATGAATCTCTTCTTAATTTTCTTTCAGATGTCTGCATAAACCAAGCAGCTGATGTATCCATAAGTTTATCTACCCTGTACTTCTTGGCAATATCTATCAGTGTTTGGTCAGACACATCTGGATCTCTAGCAATCTTCTTGCTTACTTCTTTAATAAAATCTTGTAAATTCTTACGAGCAACCCCTTTGACATTGTTTAATTCAGCATTAACATTTAATTCGTTAGAAATAAAAGATTCTATAACACCTCTTTCTGTAATCCATTTATTTAAATCTTGCTTTGTTTTAACAATAGAACCATCTTCCATCTTTAATCTATAATCACCATTTAAATCTTTAATTAAATTCTTTTCTATCCACTTCTTATTATTAGCTCTCATAAAATTCTTTAAACCACCTCTAGTAATGGTCATTGTAGTTCCACCGAATAAATTACCAGTCATAATCTTTGTGTGACCTAATAATGTCCATAATTGGAATTTAGCTTCAAGCCTACCCATCTTATGAACCATACGAGTCATACCTTCCATATATGCATTATACTGAGCTCTATATAATTCAGGATTAGTTGACTGAAGTTTTGGATCTGGAGGATCTGGTATATCTTTCATAAAGGGAGCAGTTCTTCCATATTTCTTAAACTTCTTGTTGATATAATCAAAAGCCTGAATAACTTTCTCATCACTAAATAAGTAAGCACCACGTCTTTTGAATTTAGGGTCTGCTTTGAGATATTTGGGTAAGTCTTTTCCAAATACAGTGGGTAATCCCATTGAATCTCTAAAGTAAGACCTTAAATATAAAGCCCAGTCTACTGTATTTTTACCAAATGCTTTCTTGTCTATAAAATTATTTATCTTAACGTTTGCTTGAAACGCTGCTATATTTTTATATAGCCCTCTAAAAATACCTTCTTTGTAAATATCAATTGCATGTTGAGAATTATCCCAACCAGGCATATCAGTTTTTCTATCTAAAGTAGATTGCGGTCTATTGTTTATACCAGCATTCTTTATACTTTTAAAATTATGTTTATTTAAATCTAACATAACTGATTCAATAGCCTCAGTAGCCATACCAGCATCAGAAGATTGTGATTTCTCTATATTAAATTGAGATTTTAATCTTTCAATCTCTGCTGCTTCTTCTGCTTGCTTAGGAGTCTTACCTTTGCTAATAGCTTTATCGTATGCTTCCTTAGCTTTACTCTCCACCCACTTCTCTATTTCTAAACGTGACCTTTTATTTCTACCAAAATTAATATGAGGAACATATTCTTCGGGTTTATATCTACCAATAGGTTTAAATTTATTTTTAGATCTATATATCTCCCTTAATTGTTTTATACTCAATTTATTACCAGGAGTATTATATTCTACCCGAATTGCTTTTTCTAAAATAAACTCATATTGAGCCCTTAAAATAACTTCCATAGGTATATCAGGAATGTCTTTACCCATTTCTACGTCCTTAATTAGCCTTTTCTGGAAGTTTTTCATATTAAACATACCATCCTTACCCCAGACTAAATAATCGTTGTATTTACCGTATTCTTTATTCTTGTCTATTTTTTCAAAATCAATATACTCTGTTTTATTGTTGTTCATAGCAAATAACCACTTGTCACCAAATTGTTTAAAATCCTTAGTGTATGCTTTATCTGTAATGGTTATCATTTCATCTAAAGTATATTCTTTATCACCAACTTTCCATTTACTATTCTTTAAATCTTTATATTCTTTTAATTGCTTATAATCCTCTGGTCCTATCTTAGAATCTTTCAATCTACTTTCTCTAAGATTGTTCACTATAATACTAATACCTTCTGCATCTTTATCAGGAAGATTCTTATGTATATATCTTCTTAAATTATACTCTACTACTTGACTTGTTTTTGAATCTATATTCATTGTAACTTTATTCATATAGTCTTTTAAAAAACCTATAGTACTTGTATACTTTTTAACTTCTCTTACAACAACACTGTCTCTTTTCATTACAGGTTGAAGAGATGATCTAAAGTAATTACTTTCAAAGTTTCTCATAAATAGATCCATATACTCTGGAGATGCTCTCCATGCAAAGTCAGGTAACTTTGTATCTTTGGATTTAGTTCTAACATCCATATCTTTTATAAACTTATCCATAGCAACTACATCATCAATATCCATTATATTAAAATCTTTTCTAACACCAAATACTTCCTCTGTAAAATTCTCATAGAAATCTTTAAGATTATCTTTTATACGAGGATTGTCTTTTAATGTCTGTTCAAACTCTAATACCTTTTGGTATTGTTTATCGGTAATAGCCCTAGTTCTGAGGAAATGACTATCATTACCATATACTTTCTTTTTATATGTATTATAAGAAATAGGAGGTTTGTTTATGTTAAATAAAACTTCTTTAGATTTACCACCTTTGGCTACTTCTGTTATGCTACTGTATAGATCTTGTTGATTTTCTAATAAAAACTTAATAGCATTATTGCTAATACTCTTTGATTGAAATGGTATTTTACTAAATGATGTTTTAGTACTATTATGATAGAATGGACTCATTAACCATAAGTCAAAATAATCATGAAACATTTCAGGAGTAAGAGGATCTTCTAGTTTAAACTTCTTGTTGTATTCTTTAACTAAATTGTTTAAAGTTGTGTTCTTATAATCTAGAACTGTTCTGTCAAATTCTTGGCTACTAGATTCTGACAACTCTTCACGTTCTTGATGTCTATTATTAAGTCTTTGCTTAATCTCAGTAGCAGCTTTTGCTATTGGTTTTAATATACTATCAACTACCTTATTTAATTCTTTATCCTTAAATAAAGACTCTCCATCTTTGTTCTTCAATTTAGATAGACGATTGTATATCTCATATCCTTTCATATTCAATGATTGCCATGAAGATAATAAGTGGAAATCTCTTTCTAATAATTCTCTTGCATAAGAATAATTACCTTTCTTTATTAGATTTATAATATTCTTAGGATTTAATTGTCCTGCAAATCCGCCATATAACTGATTAATAGATTTAACAATCTGGTTCTTTTCTTGTAAAGAGATATGATTTGTTTTAGCCTTATCTAAAATATCTATATATTTTTCTATTAATTGAGTATCAAATAATGTATCATTAAGACCATCTTTCTTCATTGCTTCAGCAACTCTACTTCCTAAATTCTTATATCTACCTGGGTTTGTATTATTCAAACTCTCTGTAAATTGAGCCCAATCTATTTTTCCTTTGGACGATGGATTTATACTAGTAATAGTTTTGGCTATATCACCTAAAAACGTTTTACTTATATTACCATAATCGCCTTTAATTGATTTACCTGTCTTGTTAAAAGTTAGCTTTGATTTAAATGCACTATTAAATAACAAGTCGGGAAATTGTGAATAGTCTATCATTCTAGGATAATTAGCTGCATCTGCAGATCTGTTAACTATTTCTCTAGATAGTCTAATTAAATTTTTGTGTGCATTAGGTTTTAATTCTAGATCTAATGTTCCATAAACTTCACCAGATTTATTCTTAAGTTCTATTCCTTTTAAAGAACCACCATTAGACTTAACATAATCCGCTAAAGCGATTAAATTATTTTTAGCTACAATACCATGACCTAATCCCTGCTGCCCTTTCCTAGCAGTGTCAGCTACAATTCTTCTAAATGCAGGTGAAAATTTACTTGATGGTGATTCATATGCTTCGTCTTTAGATGCACCGAATAGTTTATCTAATTCTTGTGATTTACCATCCACAAATCTACCGTTAGATTCCCATTCTTTCTGATGTTTTTTAAATGTCTTTACTACTTTATCAGGCATGTTCTGATATAAGAACGTAGAGTCACTATCTTTATCAGCACCACCTAAGTACGCATTGTCCTTCGCATTGGTTGTGATGGATACTCCATTTTGTTTGGTAAAACCACCAAACTTAAGAACCCTAGTACCAGAAATACTATCAGCAGGAACACGAATAACAAGAAAGTCAAAGGCTTTATCACTATTATCTCCACCAGATTTTTTCCAAGCTTGTTCAAGAGTCATATCCTTTCCTTTGTATCGAACTTTCATTTTGCCCATACCTTTATCAAGCATGAACTCACCATCTTTAATGTTGTTCGAGAATAATGTATGTGGATCTTTAGGAGCCATCCACGCTTTAGCTGAGTATTTATACTTTGGACTATAATATCTGTTTAGCATATATTTCTTATAGTTGTTCTCAAAAAACTTTCTACCATGTATACCACCTTCTCTTTGAGATTGAGAAAAATCTGCTATATCTAATACTCTATTGTTTCTATAAACAAATTGTTGGTATTCTTCTGGAGTAAAATTATCTACATCTTCAAGTTCTCCCTTTCTATCTTGACGAGCCATCTCTCTAGCAAACTTCCTTGCTATTTCAGAATTACCATGCTTAGTAAATACTTCATGTATTATTTTAGTTGATACATCATCGACTGATACTTTATCTAAATCTTTTATATTACCAGATCTTAATGCATTTAATACTTTATTATTAGATTCTTCTATGCCATTTATATTAGGTCTGTATATTTCTTTCCACATCACATCCATAATACCAGGAGCTTGCATTTCATTAAGAACTCCTGATAATTGTCTAACAATTCTTTGTTTCTTTAAAGCACTAACAGGGTTTTCAAATGTACCCATGTTAATTCTTATATCTGTGTCGTTTAAATAAGCTGTCTCAAGCTCTTTAGTGTGACCATATTGTCCTTTTTCGAGTAGTTTGGTATCAAAATCGTTAGATTTTAAATCACCGCTATGTTTAGCTGCCGATTTCATAATCAACGCTCTAAGTCCATTTTTCTCCATATAACTCTGAATCTCAGGACCTGCTGATCTACCTGCAGACTTAACAATCATAGTGCCTTGCCCTGGTATTTTAACAACTATAACTGGTTTCATCATAGATACATTGGCTGGTAAGCCAAGTCTACTTAACATAGATTTCATATCTTTCTCTAAAAAATAAACAGTACCATCTACATCACTGTCGTAAAATTCTTTCTCACCTTTTGTGTTAAGATATGTTTCTAGTTTTGGATCATTAAAGATAGCAAACTTTAATTGACCAAGAGTACCTTTAGGTAGAGGCATAGACTTATCATGATATATCTGCTCTCTCTTGTTCCAGTCAACTACATTTCTAGAATAACCTTCTTTCATCAATTTATAGATTTGATTAAACTCTAATCCGTTTCTATCTGCTTCTATTAATACATTAGACTTCCATGCTTTCTCATGCATTTTCTCTAACAAAATAGGATCTTTAACATCAGGATAGTATTCTTTAAATGCTTTTAAACTTTTATTGTAGGAACTTTCTACATCTTTGTAAGTATAATTATTATCCCCCGCTGTTAAAGCATCAAATAACTTTTGTTTAGTATATCTATTAGTATTATCATGATACTTTCTTATGGTTAAAACACCTTTGTCTTTAACACCTCCAAATACATATCTGTCAACAGAATCTAATTTCATATCTGTTTTCCATCTTACATCTTTTCCAAACTGATTTTCTAAAACAGGTTTAAAATCTTTAGTCTTTTTTAAAGTATCTAATGGTTTGAATTTGGTAACCACTTCTCTACCATTAACCATCTCTTTTATAAAAACACCATCAAATGTTATATATTCAGTATTCTCTAATTTATCAGCAGGTCTGTCTACTCTTTTCTCACCAGTAACCATACCATGATGATCACCTCTAGTACCTATTTTATTAACATCAATACCATCTATAACTTCTATATTACCTTTAGTATCTTTTACTATTAAAAAAACATTGTTGTCTTTTTCACGAGATTTCATTTCAACAAGTTTGTCGTTTGACTTAACATTTAATTCAACTGGATCATTAGCATCCATTTGTTGCTCGTGACTAAGTATAGCATCACTTACTTTTTTATGAACATACATTTCAATAGGAGATTCAGCGTTAGCTAAATATCTTTCATTAGACATTTCTCTATATCCTCTATTGATTTGTTCTTGAGTAGGTCTTTTATCTGCAGGTAACCCAAGTTCTCTTTTAACTTGCTCTTCTACCTGCATGTCTGCAAAATCTTTATCTCTACCAAATAACCTGAAGTATCTTTGTAACCAACCTTTAGCGTTATCTGTAGACTCTTTTATTATATAATCTTTAGCACCTTTAGAATATGTATCAAAGTCAGGATGTTTTTCAGGATGGAAGATGTGTGATTTATTACCATCGTACATTAGATCTCTGATAAACTTACCACCTTCTGCTTCTACAGCAGGTCTAGATCCATAACCAAAATAACCACCTAATAGTGTTTGATATATAATCATTTCTATAGGTTCTCCCTGCATAGCAGTAGGTAAACCCATCATCGATGCACCTATCACTCCCTTTAATCTCTGTTCACCTTTTCTATAATTAATAGGATTTTTAGATTTAAGATAGTTACCTATCATTCTCATCTCACCTAAACCACCAAATGCTCCACCAGCTACAGCACCATGTACTCCAGCATTTAACATTTCATCTGGACCTTTCCATATAGCAGAAACAGAACTTGCTGCTCCAAGATGGACTGCTTGTTCTAGTATTGCTCTGGGTGATGCACCTTTCTTGAATGCATCTAATGATTCTAATTTAGAAAGTGTTAAACCTTGTTGGACTTTACGTTTAGCTATATCTCCACCTATCATTGGTATTGACCAATGGTTTGCTTTACCTGCAATCTCAGATGCTTTACTTAAGTATTTAGATGCAGTGGTTTGAGATAGTTTACCCATACCTTTAGCACCTAACTTTAATGGAGCTGCTAAGATCCCTGGAGCAAAACCTGCTAAGTGTCCAAGTGAATGTGCAATTGCTTCGTAAGTAGTTTTAGGCTCATTGCCTTTTAACTTACTTACAGGAATAGTAGTAAAACCTTCTAAAAAACCATCGCTTAATTGTGATATGGTTTTACGAAGATTAAACTCATCTGTCTTTCTATTAAATGGAATATCGTATTGGTTGGCTAATTCTTGTATTTGATCTACTTGCTCTTCATCGAACAAGTTTGGGTTATACCTATAACGCCTTACAAGATCAAAGACTCTTTCATTATAGGTAGACATATGTTATCCTGTGAAAGTTTCACTGTTACATAATATTTGAGCTTCTGATTTTGTAAGTACACTATAGTTTGGATATGATTTGTTTAATCCAAGATCTGAAAGCTCTGATAGTACTCCATCTTTCATAGACCATTCACCTTTGATAATACAATATGCTTTATCATGTGAATATCTTGGAGCACCTACTTTACCTGCAAATATAATATCATTCCAAGTAGGAGATGATTTATAAGTGACATCCCCAGTATCTTCATCTACTGATTCTACTATAGGATATAGTTCTTTTACTTTGGTACCAATAGCACTATCATATGCACTGCTTGGTAGACAAAAATACATTTCATAATGTGCCATTATCTGTGACTCCTTTTACCTGCGTTATAAATTCTTGCTACTTCACCCTTTACTACATCTCCATTTGAAGGACTTGTTACTCCATCATCTAATAAATCTGTATAAACTAATACATCGTCAATTTCCCCATTCATTTTAGTACCATCTATATGACTAGCTCCTATCCACATAGAATTATCATTAGACGGAGAAGTAGTAGTGCTTGATTGAGAATCTGTTGATGTTCTAAATTTGCCATCTATATAAATTTTGACTCTATCAGTAGCTGTTGATTCGCTACCATTGCATACACATACTACATGAGTCCAAGTATCATTTTGCATCGTAGTAGCTGTATCGGTTTGATACCTCATTATATTTCCTCCTTGTTCATAACTAAAAGTAAAATCTTCATTAGTATGATACACAAGTTGAAAATGTGTTGAATTATCATATGCTAAATTAATAAGAGGTTCCATAAATCCTGATTTATCGTATGTTTTCACCCAGAAAGAAACAGAAAATGTAGCCATTTGAGCTTCAGTTAATGGGTTTTCAAAGCATTTGACTAAAGCTCCTTGAGTTGTAATTTCGCTAACCGTATAAGGCCCATCATTATAGAAATTCAAACTATTAGTAGCTCTTTGTCTATTCATTATAAATCCTTGAGAATCTCTTGAACTATCTACTCCTGCTGTGATTAACATTGTTTCTGTAATATTTGTTGGAGTCCCATTATATAAAGAACCTGCATTGCCTATATCTGTCCAAGTTGAGAGACCATTATTTCTCCAATAATGTAATAAATTTGTAGATGCAGAATGACCTATAGCATCAAGTGCTAAACCATCATTATATAATTCATTTACTTCTGATTGATTTAAGGTTTTATCCCATATAGATACTTCTGTAATAGAACCTGCCATTGCTTGAGTAGCACCAGCTCTATTCATTAAATTAAAGTTTTGAGTATCGCTAGCAGGAGCTAGATGGTTAGTTTTTTCAGCATCTTTTTCTCCGTTTATATACCACTGAGAATCTGTTCCGCTATCGTTTATTGCGACTACACAATGAGTCCATTCTCCATAACCTATTGCTGATGAATTATTGTTTTGTGCTGCTCCTGTTTGATTTGTATAATATTGCAATACTCTACTAGAATTATTCCAGTAAATATACCATCCAGAACCACTACCACCTGAACCAAATGTTCCCTTATTCATTACATAACCGTTGCTATCATCATCAATTGGATAAAGCCAAAAAGAAATAGTTCTATCAGTAGCTTGAAAATTCAAATCACTAGAACCATCTGAAAATGTTACATGTGAATCAACAGAATTATCTTCATTAAACCAAGCCAATTGATTATAAGATTGTAATGCTGTTTGTGGTATATCAAGTTGTTGGTCTGCATCTGTCCAACCTGTTGCTGTGCCTTGTTCTTTAATACTAAAATTATCTAGCAACATTTCATTATCTGCATGACCACTTTGACCTTGACAATAAACTCTTATATTTGTTGAACTATCAGAAGCTACAAAAGTATCGCTGTATGCAGTCCAGCTTGTATTTGTTCTAACAAGATTTTGCTTTGTTGTATCACCTATAACTATATAAGCATCATTAACCATATTTGTTGTGTTTATAAATTTATAATCAAGAGTTACTAAATAAGTTCTTCCAGCAATAAGAACTGAATCTAAATCTGATTGTGATAATTCTGCTCTATCATGGTCAGTAGAACCAGCCATAATTCTTAAAGTTTTATCGTGGTCAGTATCCCCTGAATCATACCCACCTGTTACTGAACCCCCACCAGCACCAACCCAGTTACCAACAGTATCCATGTCTTTATCATCGCCTAAAACCAGTTCATCACCATGAAATACAGTTGTTGCATGATTTTTAGCGTTTATCTTCTTTAAAGATGCACTTGTAACTTTTATATTACCTGAACTATTATAGATATAAAAATGGTCACTTCCTGAGGCAGCATCATTTGCTAAATATGCAGTATAATCTACATAATCATCTGTTAAAGTATGAGTAGTTGTACTATTAGCTCCGTGATAAACTTGTAAAACTGCAGCTTCTCCAGCTGTTGCTCTCTTAGCTCTAATTACAGATTTATACATGTACCCATCATTATGTGTTGTAACATCTGGTTGTGTCATCCATTGATTAGAATCTGTTGTATAAGCTTCTCCATTAGAAAAAGTCATCTCTGAGCTTCCACTACCACCTGAACCATTCCATGCACTTGAATCATTCACATCTGTATCAGCTAAAAGTTCATCACCCAACCCTGTATTTGAAGCATCAAGTATATATGATTGTTGTCCTCTATGTCCATCATTCATTGGATACCATGCTTTAAGATTAGAGTTTGTTAAAGATGTACCACCTCTATTTAAAGCTAATTGTTCAGGGTTATTGTAATCGTATAGTGCATCATCTGCTGTCCATGCTGTATCCCATACTTGTATATCAGATAGCATTCCTGTTATGTAATTACCTGCATATTCACCTATTCTAGATTCATTAGCATGGGCAAAATCTCCTGTAAACGTATGCGTACCATCCGCAACACCATTTACATAAAAAGTTGATACAAGATTATTAACGGAAATAAGTACACGATACCAAGTATTAGCTTTTAATGAAGTATTAGCAGTTCCTGATTCATCGCCATATTTTCTTAACTCAACTTTTCTAGTAGTTCCTGAAAGTCTAAAAATAGGATTATTAGTATTTTCATCTCTTCTCCATATACCCCAATCATTTGAAGTTCCTGTATAGTTTACCCAAGCAACTATTGTAAATGTATTTCCACTTGGCAATCCAGTTGGAGATGTATTTTCTAAATAATCAGCAACCCCATCAAACTCTAATGCTCTACCTGAATATATTTGTCCATGATTGTTATTACCAGAAGTATCTAATGCTCTGGCTCTTGTTGGTTTTTCAATTGTTTGTATAGTAGCAGCCATTATGATAAAGTCCCATGATTAGTTCCATGTGAATCTTTAACTCCACCAGTTCCAGACTCTCCACTTGTATTTGTTTCTGTATCTAAATTCCACCATGATACTAAATTTGTTTTTTCACTATCTGTTAAACCTGCATGATTTTTCCACATAATAGATTTGATTTCTGCTTGAGTTAAGGTTCTTGACCAAAAGCCTACATTACATATATATCCTTTAAGATAATTTGAACTATATCTACCTATATAAGCATCCTGACTATCTGTAGATAAGCCATCTGCAACTGAGGTAGTTTTCTGCCATGCTCCATTTAAATATATAATAACATCAGTATCATCTACAACAGTAACTATATGAGCCCATTGGTCTTTTATTGAAGATATAGTACAATTATTTCTTCCATCTGAAGCATCAGCCCAACCACTTATATTTGTATCACTGCCCATTTGAAGTAAAAAATCTCCCCATCTAAAAATAGGTTGAGCGTTAGTATCAGTTATATAAACCCAAGCAGATACTGATAAATCATCACCTGAATTTGCCTTACTTCCTACATCTATATAATCATCAGTACCATCAAAATAAGCAGCACCATCACTTACAGGTACGACTCCTCCTGCTGCGTAATTATGTTTTAATACGAGATTGTCAGTTACGATTCCAGGTGTAACTATACCACCTTTAGATAGATTAGATCCTAGTCCTAGTGACATAGATTAACCTATATATGCTATCATTTTTCCAGTTGCTAGTATGATAGTATTCCATCTACCATATATAGTCATTCCAGCTGGAAATGTAACTGGAGAATCTACAACATCTCCATTTGCATCAATTGCAGTTGCTCCACTTACTGTGTTTGGCCATCTTGTATTATCTTCTGCTAATAATCCACCACTAGCATTAAATGTTGAATCTTCTATAAATTGTATTGCAACGAATACAGAACCAGTTGGTGCTGTTATTGTGCTAGTACTACCTTCAAATATAGATCCCGCTTGCCCTAATGAAGCGTTTTGTGATTCTTGTACTGTTAGTTTTTGTAACGATGCTGCCATATTTATCCTCCTTTATGAGTTATACTTTAAGCTCTTGGCGAGAGCGTGAATGTAATATTATTAAAACTTTATATCGTCCAACCAGTCTGTTGGATTTTTTACTGATCTAGCTGCACCCATATAATCAAATTCCGTAGCACCTTTGTAGTATTGATTATTTAAAACTCTAGATCTAAGTGCGTTTCCACCTTCAGTGGTCATGTCCCATAGTGATTTACCACCCTTTTTAGCGGCGTCTATACCTCTTGTACCATAATCAGATACTTTAGCAGCACCTCTACCTACAGCTCCTTGCCATCCTGTAGTACCTAATCCAGCTGCTGCTTTACCTGCAAGTTTAGTAACACCTGCAACTCCTGTACCAAACCCTGCTACAGTACCTAATGTACCTGCAATTCTATCTGCTCTAGACTCACCAAAGTAATCTTCTCCTACAGATTTAGGTCTCCATTTATTGGGAACTAATCCAAATAAAGCTGTATCTACTAAATCAAATAAACCTTTTCTAACAGGTTTGGATTCAACGTCAAAATCCATGCCATGTTGAGCAGCTAACATTGCTATCTGCTCTTTCTTTTTAGTTGGAAGATAGTCTAACTCTCCTTTGTTAAATCTATCTACTAAATCTTTCAAAGCTTTATATTTTTGATATTCTGGTGTAAAATGTTCTTGTCTAATTCCTGTTGCCATTGTTTTTTATCTCCATTTTCCAAAGTAATTAAATAAAGTATCTAAGTGACTTTTAGTGGATGTCTTTCCACTTTGTGCATCTACTGCTTGAGCAGCGTAACCTGTTGGACCCATTAATTCTTCTACAGTTATTTTATTATCTGATAAATCTAAATCTTTTAATTGTGGATTTATAGGTACGCCACCTACAGTTAAATTATATTTAGGATCATATGGTGAATCTCCTTCTCCAAAAAATCCTTCGTCTCTCCACCATTTTTTAACTCTTCCAGTAATACCTGAGTATTGGTCAGCTTCAATATCTCCTGCTCTAAAATTAGAAAACCAAGTATCTGCATCGTCTTCTTTTAAATCTTCATTTATATTTGCAGATCTCTGTAATTCCTGTTGATTTGAAATATAGGTACCAGCTACTTCCATAGAATTATTTAATTTTCTATTGCGTTCTGCTTGCTCTGCTTCAAATTTTTTCTGTTCAAAGGCTAATAAATTTGCTGCTGTCTCTGCACCTTTATCAATTCCATATCTTGTGGTTTCAGATTGTGTATCAATACCATATTTTTGCATATCCAACTTCTTCATAAGTTGAGCATTGCCTGTTCTTCTATTCCTTTCAGCTTCTGCTGCACTTAATATATAACTACCATATCCTGGGTCTGACATCAATATCTCCTTTATACAAAGTTGTTAAACGCTTGTTGAAAAATGTTTTCGGACATGTTACCACCGCCACCACTGCCTATAGTTTGCATACCTGATTGTCCTGCTGCTCCTTCTTTAAATCCACCGCCACCAATCATTCCTGCTATACCACCACCTAATGCTCCAAGAGCTGGTCCAGCAACAGCACCCATAAGTCCACTAGCTAAACTTAACTTAGCAGATTTCGCTTGCTGTCTTGCTTGTTGGTTGGCTTGTTGTTGTTGTCTATACATTTGATTTAAAGAGTTTCTCATAGAACCTGCTTGTCCTTGCATACTTGCTGCTTGTCCCATAAAAGAACCAGACTGTGCTTGTTGAGCCATCATTTGATTAGCCCATTGTTTTTGAACTTGATTTCTAACTGCTGAAGAACTATCCATTCCAGCAGGAGTAAACGCTTGACCTGATCTAGCGGCTTGTCTTTGAGCCATTATACCTTGTTGTGCTTGAACGTCAAATGCATCTTGCATCGCTTGTTGTTTAAACATCTGATTACGAGTACTCCCCATATCATACAACTCGTTACCACGCATTTGTTGAACCCCAGCCATTTGCATTAGATTAGCTGCATTACTACCAGCACCAAATTGATCTACTGAACTTTTGTCTATAACTGGATCAAATAAACCCATTTAATTACTCCTTCTGTCTATCATTTTAAATCCACTTGAATTCATATTATTTATAATATCTATAACTTCATTAAGTTTAGTTGCTAATTCTTTTATACCGTCTTTAGCGGTATCAACATTAGTTACTTCTTCAATTGTATTATTTGTAGATGCTCCTCCTGAAGAATCTGTTAACTTAGTAACATCAGGATCTGTGTCAACTACAGTGCTTGAATACCATCCTTCATCTACTCTTATTTCAAGTTTAACTTCTCTTCCAGAAGTTTTAACTACTCTCATATCACCTTCTTTACCATCTCCAACACCTTCAGCATCTGTTGATGCTGCATTAACTGATGTAACCAGTTCATTGATATGATCATAAATTCTATTTAAAGCAGTCTGCATTTCTGCATCCTTAATTCTTGGGGCTTTCTTTTGACTTATCTTCTCAGCCATTATTTAGTATTCTTACTTATAAATTCTATACCAAAACTATCAACAAATGATTTTTGATTTCTAAGCATCACTTGTATATTTTTGCCCTTACACTTAGAAGGTAATTTAATAGTGGGTGATATAATAAACAAGGAATGTCCTTCATATCCTTCTGTTCCAGAACTTCCAGGAGCATCTGCTTGATTGTGTGTTTGAGCAGTTGTTCCTAATTGAGCCCTATCTACGGTCATTTGCCTAGATGTTGTGTTAATTGCGGTTATTTTCATTATTTCATCTTGTACTTTAATATAACTTCCAACAGTAGGTACATTTCCCATAACAGTACTTTCGTTTATACCTGCATATGCAATAGTACCTGTTCCTACATTATGATCTCCTAGAGTATATACATTAGTAGAAGATTGAGTATAACTCCTATTTATTATAGACAAGTCTTGTATTTTACCATCTACATAAACTACTATATCATCTTTCCAACTACCAGGAGATGATATTGTAGATAGTATTGGGTTACCACTTAATTTTATTCTATGAAATCTTTTCTTATCTATAGATTTTGTTATAGACATTTGTTTGCTTAACCATCTAAAATCTCTTAATTCATCTGAATCTTTATAGTTATACAGTAATGTAGAATCTGAAGCACTTGGTTGACCTGCTATTAATATATCGCCATCTTTACCTTGTGCTACTTTCTGTGTTTGAGGAGCTTCCCAATAATCCCATCTACCTCTTCCTATATTATAAGCCCATGCTCTTGATACATAAGCTGCACAATTCTGATCACAACTACCTAATAAAAACGTTACAAAAGAATGAGTTCTTCCATCGTAAAAAACTGAAGGAGGTGTATTGTAAACATCTTCAGATTTAACCACAGCTTTTTTCCATCCTATATTTGCTCCGTCATATGTTGAAACATTTAATATAGATGTTCCAATTGGTACTGGCTTTGCTCCATCATGTATATAGATATTATTTCTATCAGCAAAACACATTCCAAATTCTGTTACTACGAAAGCATCTGGACCTAAACATCCAACACCTTCAAACGTATCTTCTACATACATTTGTTCTGGATTTATCCTATAAGTATTCTTTCTATCAAATGCATATATCTTACCATTATAAGATGCTAATGCTGTTGGTTTTGTATCTAAAACTAAGTAGTCTTTTGAGTAGTCAAACTGACTCCAGTTTCCTGGTTTAGATCTGAATATATATTTAGAAGCATCTTCTATTTCTGGATGAAATCCTTTAGCTACAAATAATTGGTCATTTATATTAGCAGAAAGGCCATAATTTAGAGAGAAATCTGTAACATCCTCATCTATGCCTGTCGTAGCAGAATATGAAGCAAAACTACCCGAATCTGTAAATCTATGAACCCATGTACTTAATGTACTATTAAAGTTCCAATTATCTAATGTTAGTTTTACTTGCTTAACCATTCTATATAATTCATTATCTGTGTTCTTTCTCCAAATAATCATATGAGTAACTCTCTTGCTCATATTACCATCTAAGTTTACTTTAATCTCAAGAGTCAAACTCTCCGAATCTTGAGTACAATCAAAGTCTGCAAAGAATGGAGATAATGGACCATCTTGGAATCCATCATATAAAAGAGATAACTTATATTTGATATTTTGTCCATTTAAGAATGTTTTTTTAGTCCCTGTATTTTGTGTTATAACTTCTATTATAGAAGGAAAGTTTGTATAAGATCCTACTGTTGCAACATCTTCAAAATGTGCGTTTGTTGCACTATCCTCTAAATCTATAGTGTGAGGTGCAGCAGGAGGTGCCATAAATGTTTTACCATCTTTTTGACCAGTGTAAAACATTTTAGTATTCTCAGTACTAGAACCATCTTCATCATAATTCCAATGTCCAGACCAAAATGTAGATACTATTTTAGGAGCATCTGATATTTCTTTTGCTATCAAAGTATCATCATAAGAATTTATTTCTCTTATGTTATCATTATAATAGGAATCTAAACTTGAGTATGAATGAGTATTATGAGAAGATAAACTTAAAACAGCTGAATAATCAGTTGCACCTACTTTAGATCCATTGATAAATAGTAAATTATTTTTACCTTCTTTAGCATCATCTCCAGTACTTAAAGTAAGAGAGGCGTCTCCTTCTGCGAGAGATGTGAAGAATTTATTAGTAATTACATGTGCAGATCTAACCTTTACTAGTTTTCCAAATGTTTCATTTATAGATTTCATTTGACAAACATTTCTATGCATAATCTCACAACTTACATTCCATCTATTTAAATCCCATATTAATGGAGCCCATGAACTATGATATTTTGCTCTATTAGTAGTATCGTTTTTTGAATAAAAAGCGCTGGCTATGATAGTACTAGATCTAGAAGGACCATAATGTCCATTGCCTGATGAAGCGGGTGCTTCAGTTTCACCGTGACCATTGCCAGCATTATGATAATTTCCATCGTATCCTCTGATTTTCTGAGAAGGTTGAGATGAATAATAAGGTCTTTGGTTTCCTTCAATAAGCATATGGGTAGCACTTGATTCTCCATAATTCTCCCAACAATAGGCGCCTTTTTTGTTTGAGTAAACTAATTCATTTTTATCTGGATTCGCTAAACCTCTAGCTGTTGTTTTGGTTCCTCCAGCACTTCCTACATTAGGCTCTCCGCTTAACCATTTTCTATCTATATATAAATAATCTCCTATTTGACCTTGCCTTGCTGTTTCGCCACTTGTTCCTGAATTTCCAAGTATAACTTGATTGGGTACTAAAAATGTACCAGAATAAGAACTGTATTTAGAACCTGGTGTATCATATAATGCACTACCTGTACTACCTCTTATATATTTAACAGTACTACCATCGTAATAAACTCTTTGTTTAAATTTTCCCCCATCTGAATAATGACTTGTTTGATTTGTAGACACATAATTATCACCTTCATGGTCATGATATGAAGCGTTATATGTCCTTGTGTCATTATAAGCAGAGCCTGTATCTGTTATCGTAAATTGAACTAATTCATCATTATATGTTCTAAATGCTCCGTAATGTTGATCCATATGTTGATGATGTTCATGCCTTCTGAAATAACATGCGTACCCATCGATAGCCATCCTACCGCTAACTCTTGCTAAAAATCCTACTTGATGTTTATTACCACCGCTTCTTAAATGAGCCCCGTCAAATTTAGTAATCCTATAATCAGGAGCAACAGAAGAAGATGCATCTGTAAATGTAGCATGTGCAGTTTCTGGGATTTCCACAGGTTCTAAAAGATGGTGCAGTGTATGTTCTATTGGCTTTACTTTTCTAGGATTATTAGTAGAAGCGCTACCATCCCATCCTAATAATTTACCAAAACTAGCATTTGTTAAATTGTCACGATTCATATTTTTAGTTATAACACTACCATCTCTTCTTTGGTATCTCCATATGTATGGATCATTTCCTGTGGTGTTCCCAGAATAATCTCCATCTTGAGATAAAAAGTCAGTTCTACCAAAAGCTTGTGAACTTTTTTGACAAACTATAGCTCCTTCTTGTTGTTTATTATTTAAATCACTTAACCAAAATGGGTCTGAACCTTGAAAATTGCCTGTTCTTTCACCTATATCAATTTCATCATAAGGAGGTGTTCTGTCATATACTAAAGCTGTACTAGAACTATCAACAGTAGTTGGATACCAATTATATAACATTAAATCCCAGCCTGAATAATAAGCACCATCTTTGTTTTGGTATAGAACCCATACTTTAGAAGAATGGTATGTTGCTTTTGCACCATCACCTGAATTAAAAGAACCAGTACATCTAAATTGATGACTTCCTATAACTCTATTTATAATACTATTACCATCGTTATCAACGTGTCCTAAATCACTACCACTACTATCACCTTTATAAAATGTTATAACATTACCTGTATCAAGTCCATGCCAAGGTACTTCTACATCAATTAAATTAGAAGCAGTAAATAATTCTTTATTACTCTCCCCATTTAAACAAGCGTGATGATGATCCAAAAAATCACCTTCGTCATCATCTCCATAATTGTTTGCTCCTAATCCTGCTTTATCAGAGTCATCGTCAAAAACATATCTATCATTATTAGATACTTCTGATATAACTCCTCTTGTTCCTGACCATTCAGTATTATTGTTAAATGTTTCTATTATAGCAACTATCCTAGAATTAACAGGAGTTCTACTCCATGTTACACCACTAGTAAAGTCGTTAGCTATAACAGCTTCCATTCCTTCTTCTGTATTAGCTCCATCTCCATCTATATATGTAGCTGATTTATTTGCTCCATATATACCTCCATACCAATGTTTAAATACACCAGTATCTTCAGTTGATTGACATCTTGCTATGTTACCATAATCAAAATACATTTCGCAGTCTGCTTTAGGGCCTTTGTATTCATCTGAATGATGCTTACTATCTATATCCATTAAATTGACTCTGTATAATCTTCCAGCCATAGTGGAAACCCACCACATACCGTATAAAGGTCTACATCTTTGATCTGCTATATGATTTTTATCTACAGTTCCATCTCCATATACTAAGTATTCTGATTTCCCAACAGAATTACCTGAAGTTATTGGAGTCCTACATGGGGTCATAGAAGATATTCCAGATTCATCTATATGATCTATAATATCATATTTTCTATACCTAGCAGTTGCTTTAGTTTCATCTGTACCAATTATATCAGAGTCTACATCTGAACTCATAGATATTTTATATATATATCTACCACCTTCATTGAAACCATATCCAAAGGGAGACCCCGTAATATTACCTATATATTCAACTTGAGCATCTGATGAAGATGCATCCGTACCTGGGTCTACAACCATAAATAAATCATTTGCTTCTAATCCAATATTGTGATCATATGCCCAATTTTTTGCTTTTAATAATGCTCCATCTCCAGTATCGTTTGTATTTGTAATTGCAAATACCCACCCTATTTTAGGAGGACCCGTTACTTTTCCATACCTGTTATAATTAGCATCATTTATTATTCTAACCTCTCCACTAGTATGATGAAATAAAGAGTTTAAATTCTCCCCTTCTTGACCGCCACTTGTATTTGTTATGCTTCCTATTGTCGCATGGTGAGTTTGATTTTCAGCAAATGCTATTGTACTACCAGCTGCTGCTGATGTTCCCCATGATGGATATGTTGCTATATGATCAAAATTAACAGGAGATAAACCTTCACTCATAGCATCTAATTTATCATTCTCTACATACCAATCATTATATACATTATCGAATTGAGTGTTATCAATTCTACCAACCCATTTAGTATGAGAAGTTTGAGTATCTCCAAGACCTATATGTACAGCTTTATCTCTTTTTGAGAAAGTAGACATACTATCATTTAAAGCATTTGTTCCTAAACTTATTAAAGTTCCAGATCTATCATCGTTAATTGAATCACCTTTATAAATATCTTCCCACTTTATTATTTCATTCTCAGAATAATCAATTCCTATAATAGTAAATATATCGTCTGTTTCATTAATAACACAGAAATTATTTGCGTTGAAAGGAGTTCCTTGTCCTTCTGTTGTTATTGTTTTACTAATAACAGAATCATCGATACCAAATCCACCGCTACCACTTGGTGTTATTATCATTAATTCAACTTCACCATTTTCTGTTGATTCTAAAGTAAATGTATCCCCAGAAGAATATGTCGCTTTGATAGTCCCTGTAGTACCTATAGCCGAAGCTATTGCTGATGCTATAGTTGCTTTTGTGGCACTATTAGCAATAGAAACTTCTACTCTTCTAGAATTATCATACTCATCAAAGTTTGTTCCTTGCCCTTCTTCTTGCAATGCTTCATCATAAGTATTTAAATTTGGATCTACATCTCCACCTGAACCTTGGTCAAACCATATATACATAGCATCTGAATTGGTTTTAATTTCTATAAATTGACTTGAATAATCAAAGTGTGTAGCATTAGATGCTATCTTTAATGTACCTCCAGTTCCTATTTTACCTGATGAATAGGTAGCAGCATCAGGAAGTTTAAAATTAGTTCCGTCAACAACTTCTACTTGTTGAGGTTGGGCGTTACCATCTGAATCTTCATTATCATAATAATCAGAATCTGACCCACCGCTCCCTGCAAATATTATATAATCACCAGTTACTAGGTTATGGGCAGTACTCCATGTTATTTTAGCAACACCATCGGAATCGGCAACGGAACTAACAGATCCACTAATATTGCTATCCGAACTAGCTATTTTATTAACAGATATTGTTTCAACTTGTTTAGCAACTTCTTTCCATCCTTTTGTCTTTGTTAATACAGTATCATTATTTATACCTCTTAAGGTACCATCTTCTGTTACTGGGTTAACATTTAATGAGAATGCAGCAGCATCTTGAGGTATATCTGTCTCAGATGGATTCCCTACAATTCCACTTTGGAAAGATGTTATTTCAAACTTCTGTTTAGCCATAAATAGCTTTTCCCCAGATTGTTGTTTTACCGTTAACTATTTCTATTACTTCCACTTTAAAGTCTCCATTTGTAAACCAATCTACAACTCCTACTGCATGTGCCCAATTGTGAGGTCTACCTTGTAACCATTTGTTTTTCTTAGGTGACATATCTTTCAAGCAACCCATTGACCAAGCTGCGATAGTACCACCACGCCTAGTTTTTGTGTGCCTTTGAATATCGTGAGTATGTCCATATATAATATTCTCGCCATATTCAGAGAGATGTTTCTTTGCATGTAAGTTAGTAGCGTATGCACCGTGTATAAAGGATAGTTTTCCCAACACAAGTGGTTCATTGTACTCAAGGTATTTATAACCTCTTTCATCCCAATTACATGCCTTTCTAAATGTATAATCTTCCATGTATGGGTGCTCTGAAACAAACCCATACGTTAACCATTCGTCATGATTCCCTGCTAAAATATAACGATTGGTGCATTTTATTTTATCAAGTATTTTATCAAATCTATCAATTTCTTTATTGACTGCTTTTATTTCCTTCTTAATAGATGGAAGTTGGTATTCAAGAGGTGGCTTTTTCTTTCTTTTCCATCTCCATGCTGATACCGAACTCCATTCACCAACGTCTCCTAAATTAATGAATGTATCTGGCTTTACAACTTCAATGACTTGTAAGGCAACATTAACAGCCTTCTTATCATGAATTGGAAAGTGTTGATCTGGTATTACTACTGCTCTTCTACATACTCGCATATAATACTAGATTCCCAATATTCTTCAGGTAATATGATATATCCATAAATCATCTTAACTCAAAGTGTGGGAAATCATCAAATTTATTATCGTCAACTTCGAAGTTCATATTCCAGTCTCCTCCCCAGCGAAGAGTAATACCCATCCCACGAGCCAGCCCAAGCACGAACCCACTAAAAAGGTGGAAACGTTCTCGGTCATTCCAGTCCACTGGGTAAGGCACAACATCAACAGCACGACTAGGCTTTGAATTATGCCTACCCATTGGGTAATGTACTTTAGTCTTTCCTTCTGAGAAGAGTTTTTCTTGTGTTCTCTCATCTCTATGACCTTCTAAGACAGAACAATCTACATGTTTGATTACCTCATTAAATACTTTTTGAAGATCTTTATGACATGTAGATAAGTTCTCTCTGCTTCTTTTACCAAACCTAGGCATTACTTATTCCTTAGTTTGTCTACGATAGGCTTTAATATCATATCCCAGACTAAATCATCTTTTTTAGATGGGGATAGTTTTATTGCTTTTTCTACAACATATAAGCCTAATAATATATATTCCCAGTTTGCACTAATAAATGATAACATTATTTTCTCCTAGATTTATTTTTTGTTTTCTTATTGCATTTGCAATTATCTTCTAACTTCTTGATTCTTCTTTCGTGATCACTTGCAATTCTTTTATCTGAAGCTTTTTCAATAGCTTTCATAACTTGATTTATTATTACTTTTGTTAACATTGCTGGTATCATTTTTTACTCTTTTCTTTACTTTCTTTAATTTGAATGTCAATAGATTCTATAGCCCCCTGTAGTTTGTAGAATACTATCTTTGTTTTTTCTAAATCTTCTTCATATTTTTTCTTTAGATCTTCTAGGTTCATTTGCTCTCCATTATTGTTTATTAAATTTAATTAAACATATTCTCCACATATAGTTATAGCAAACCAATATGCTGTGCTTGTTGGGTCTAAAGATATTGCCATAACCTCTCCTGCAGAGTAAGTATTAGTCTCTCCAGTAAAATCAAAAGTATACACTACAGCATGATCTACTGCATCATATCCTGAGCCGCTAATATTAACTGTAACATCGCTTGAATATGCAGAGCCACCCTTATATAATTGTATATCTGTATTTCCTGGTTGTGCATTGCCTGACGTAGATCTATTATGATTTACATATATAGTATTTATTTTCAAATCATAAGGCACAACAAAATTTGCATTATCAGTTGCAATATCTAATGGATAGTTTGTTTGGTCATATTCACCTTGTGCTAATGGTAGCCATTTTTTTTATACTTGTAGCATAATAACAACCAACATTAAGAAAAAATTTACTTGCTGTATCTAATCTATGGACTACATTACTATCATTTTTATAAAACAATTCATCACTAGTAACATATAAGGAGCCATATCCACTTGTAACATTACTTGAAACTCCACCAATATCTTTTAAATAAATTGGACAACCTGTAAATATTTTACTTGATTGTTGAGGAGTTACTGTAGAATCTTCTACTATAGCCATTAAGTCTACACCGCCTGCTTCAAAATGTAATTCATCCGTGTCTCCTTGTCTTAGGCTTGTTCCTGCTCCTCCTCCCAATTTAAGCTTACCTGAACCTCCAATTGCTAGGTCAGTTCCATCGAATTTTAAATTAGTTTCTACTGTCGCTTCGTCTGCATCTTTATAAGTAGCAACTCCGTTTGCTGTAGAGCCATCCCAAGATATAGTTCCTGTATTTGAAGTCCATCCTGCGTCATTATTAAATTGCCCTAATTTTATTTCACTGATTAGCTTTCTTTTTTGAACACTATCATCTAGATATACCAATTCATCTTCAGAGCCAACTACATCTGCTGTTCCATCAGTTAATTCAGTTAAATCTACATTAAATGTTGTAGTTGATAAATCTAATAAAGCTCCTGCACTATAAGTTGTATTTGTATCTGTATAATTACCTGCATGTATATTAGTACTGCCTTGGTCTGTAGTCCAGTCTATAATCTCATCATCTGCAATCCCTAAATCAGACCTAACTTGAGTAGCAGTTCTTTTTTTAATAGTATCATCTCCAGTATCAATAACTAAAAAATCTTCAGAAGAACCGTCTCCTACTGGAGGTTGAATAAGTATATTTCCTGCTAATAATAAATTACCTGCAAAAGTAGCATTTGCGCCAGATAATGTTAAAGCAGTTGTTGTTCCTGATTTAATTCTAAGATTACCTGAATTATTAGTTAAAGAACCAAATGTAACTGCGTTGTCTTTTAAAAATACATCACCACCATTAGCATCTAATGTTATATCAGTATTTGCATCTAAAATAATTTCATCAGTGGAACTAAATTGTAAACTGCCTTGAAGGGATTCCATCACAGAATCATCTGAAAGATTGAATTTTATTTTATCATCATCGTCCTGATTTAAATATAAAAAATTACTACTCTCTATAGTTATAGCACTATTTGATTTTAAACGTGTTGTTCCATCTTGTTTAATTCTAAACCATTCTGATCCTGCATCTTTAAATATGACGTTTGGATCATCTGCATCTAATACAATAGTAGAGGATGAATCTAGATTTAAAGCAGCACCGCTGCAAGCAATAACATTATTATTAAAAGACATATTATCTAATGATAAATATCCTGCTGTTACTGTTCCTGCAAAAGTTGCATCGGCACCAGAAAATGTTAATGCTACAGTAGATGAACTCCCTGATTTTATTTGAAGATTTGTTGAACTATTTACAAGTTTTCCATATAAAGTACCATTGTCGTATAATTCAATCTTATTAGAAGCTGAATCAAGAATTATATCCCCATCAATATCTAATTTTAAATGTGCAGCATTTATATTATTATCATTAGTTGATAAAACTGTAGAGCCATGAGTTGGAGATACATCTATTTGAAAATAATCACCAACGTCTGCAGCATTCATCATCTTTAATTGTCCAGCTGCACTCCATGTCATATAAGATGTTCCACCAACTTGAAATTTAACATCAGAACCACCAGCATCTAATATTATATCTCCAGCGACATCAACAGTTAAATCCCCTGATGCTACATCTAGCTCATTAGGAGAAAGAGTTAGATTAGAACCTATTGTTGTAGATCCTATACCAGTTGCTATTGTTAAATCTGAATCATCTCTATTCCACGTAGCCATTTAAGCCCTTACATATCGTATTGATTAACTGTAAAACCTGTATCTAATCTATTTGTATTAGCATATTTCTTAGCATCTATAACAAAATCTTTATAAACTTTCCTCCAATATTCAGCAACTTGAATACCTTCTACATCTTTTCTATATAACTTCTCCATGGCTTTTGCTATTAATGCTTCATGAAATTGAGCGGGTAATTTAGAATATTCATTTAATGCTATACTAGAACCTGAACTAAATTCTGCAGCATCATCGCCACTTCCAGGTCTATATACTTTAGCAAATTCTTTACAATATACTCTAATTGTTTTGCCAGCAGTAGAAGAAGTAGGGGCTGTTACTGTTTCTCCGCCATTAGATGTAGTCCCTAATGCTAACTTACCTCTCTCAATCCACCATATCCATCCCTTGCTATGAAGAACAGCCATTAGAACATACCTCTAATCATATCCCATAAACTTTTAGATTCCTCTGGTTTATTTCTCATCATAATAGGTTGTTCCTCTGGACCATATTCTTGTCCTAAATAACCCTCTAATATTGGATCTGGATTTTGCGGTACTACTTGTGAAGGAATAGGCGGCTCAGGTCTCCTTGGATCATCATAGTGATACACATCTTTGCCTTGAGCTGCTCTTCTTTCATTTACCATATTTCTATATGCTGCTTCTGTTTTAGGTCCAAACATACCATCTTCTTTTAACCCTAATGATTTTTGTAATTTTAAAACTTCATTATGGTCAGTTACATCGAAATCAGCAGTTCCAAAATCAGAAACATTTTTAGAAGAAGGATGTACAACCTTACCTTTCATTTCTTCAGAAACAGGATTTGTTTCGCCAGAAGGCTCTTCAAATACCTGTACTCCTTTAGCTGTATTAAATTTATTTCCACTAAATGGATTACTAATTGCGTAAGAAGGTGGAGTGTTTTGATAACCAAATCTATCTTTTGCCATTATATCATATCCTCATCTTCCTTGTCTGGTTTAAGTGATATTCTCTGTGCTCTTTCTCCATCTATGTACACATCGAATATTTGTATTATTGAATCGTCTAAAGTATAGTAAGTTTTATCTGTTACTGTATTTCCTGATACTGTATAACTAGCTTCAGACACTCTAGTTTCAGCACAAAATTCTTTATTTGCTTGGTTTAATAATTTTATAATTCTATTATCAGAAACTTCTGGGTGAGATTCTTTTATAATTTCTATCATTTCTTTTAAATCCATTATTCTCCTCCTCCAAACATTTCATTATATTGAGCTTTTAATCTATCAACTCTTCCAGCCATAAGTTGAGCTAACTCTGAATCCTCTTCATCTTCTATATAATTGTGCATTAATGCTTCTAATATTTTTATAGATGAGTATATAAGCACATGATCATAGTATTCAGCTGGAAATTTATCTATTGATGATGTTGCCGAATCATAACTTGTAACTGCATATTGTGGTAAATATATATAATATACTGCACCAGCACTTCCACTTGAAACTGGCTTAACATAAAGATTATCTTCTTGTATATAAAAAATAGGATCATTAACAGATGCATAATGTATTGAATCAGTATCTGTATATTTATGAACTTGATTAACACTTACTTGCGAAGCAGGTATTCCATTTCTTTGAACATAAAATATTTCATAAACTTCATCAATATTTAAAACACCACCAGATGTATCAGCAGAAGAAAAGACTCCAAACTTTTGCTGTTCATCGAATCCTTTAATAGCTTTATATTTTCTATATACGTCATAACAACCATCAATGATATACTGCTTTGCTTCATCATCAGTATAGCCATCTGTTGTTCCTGTGTAATATCCTATTCTTGTTTTAAATACCATAATTTTCCTTTGTTACAGATTTGGAGCAAGCCCTTTATACGACTTGCTCCTAGTTCTGTTAAACTAATTAGCCAAAAACAACATCTCCTGCTGTGCCGCATAAACCAGATACATACCAATTAGTACCATCACTAATTAATTTTACCCAATCTCCTGCTGCTGCACCACCAGATTGATCGAAGATTATTTTAGTATCGCTTCCAGCTGCAGTATCTTTACTTCCTGCACCGTCAACAATATGACCAACAAAATCTTCGGTCCCTGCTGCTTGTACGATTTCAATGTCCTCTGCTGCTTCATTACCAATAGCTTTCAATACAAATTTAAGTTCCATACCTTTGTTTGAAACTGCTGGTAAAGTTACTGCTAAAACTGCATCTTCTACTCCAGAACCATCTAACATGAAGGTTTTTCCATGATCTGATGCTTGTAAAGTGACAGATGCTGTAACATCTACTATCGCTGCATTACTTCCACCAATATAAGGTCTAGCCATTTGTTAGCCCTCCTTACGCTGTGATTTTAAGCAGTGAATGTGAGTTGATATTCGTGATACCAATTCCTTCATCTGACATGTATTGATCTTTAACGCCATCAAACGCATTATCAGTTTTGATATTTGTTTGATACATTGGAGATCTATACTGTGAATGGAATAAGTTATCATCATCAACTATTAACATTGATTTACTCCAAGGTCCTCTTAATGCAGGAGTAGGAATCATTTGTAACATTCCATGAGGTGTTTCTAAGGTTCTATAATTAAACCCTAGAGCATCTCTTTTCATATCACCAAGATTAACACTCCAACCATTATTACCAGCGAACCCAGAGTTACCAGCCATTTTAGACCAATATCCCAATGCACCAGCACCAACAAATGCTTTCTTAACACCTGAAGTTGGAACATATTGGAATATCTTTTCACAATCATCAACGAACTGACTATATGTATAGCTAGCTTCTGAAGCAGTAAAGTAGTTTTGATTGTCACCAGATGAAGCACCATACTTAAGTATAGCAGGTAAAATACCGAAAGTAGTTCTTACTTTACCAGCACCTGAACCTGCAGTTCCAGTATGAGAACCATCGTAAGTTGCACCTGCAACACCATCATCTGCGAATGTTTCATCAACATCAGCACCAATTAAACCATCTGCATAAGCAGATTCACCTAATCCTGTTCCACCATTACGTCTGCCAAATAAGAAAGCACGTTCTTTGTGGATCTTATGCTCTTGTGATTTTTGCATTCTTAGTCTAGCAAGTTCAGATGATTCACCTCTTAAAGAAGCTTGCAACAATGTGCCTGTGATTTCAAGAGGATTCTTGAAAATCTGACAAGAGTTATAAACTACTTTAAGTTCATCTGCCCAAGCTTCAGGTGAATAACCACCTTCACCATGTGCATTACCAGTAACAACATAAACATCGTTATTAGCACCTGTAATAGATGAATTACCGATATTTCTTACTTTAATGCTACTTGTAGATTCTATTGTTGATATTAAAACTGTACCTTTAGGTGTGCCAGTTTTTGCCGAATAATCGGAACCTGCCCATACTTCACATATTAAACCAAGCATTGATGCATCTGCACCTGTTGATGGAAGTCCTTTTAAAACTACTCCACCTGCACCGTCATCAATACCTTGAGCTGCACTTAATGCTCCAGCTGCTGTAGTAACTGCTGCTGTTGCATAAAATATTTGCTCTACCCATGGTTGTCTATGTTCAAACATTTTAAAAATTGGATCTGGTACTGTTCTAGTTTCTTTATTAGCTATTACAGTAGTAAACGGAGTTACGTCCGTCCACAGTTCTTTAACTACTTGAGGATCGATGTAAAAATTACGTCTATCCGTATAGAGAACACCTGATCCGCTAAGATCTTTTGCTGCCATTTTATTATCTCTCTATTTTCCCATCACTCAGCTGTCTTAATAGACCTTCGGTCAGGGGGATTAACATTATTATTTTTTCCAAGAGAGCATTGAGTCATTAAACATCTGTTCATCATTTTTGGGAGCTTGAGGAGTTCCACTTGTTACTGCTGTTGATTGTGGAACTTTCATTCTTTCTTCCCTTTGTTGATAATCAGCGACTCTTTGTTGAGATTGTACTTGTTCCTTTGCAGGAGCATTCATCATCTCATACACTTTAAATAAAGTATCAAATGAAACATTAGATGGATTTTGTAGCCATTGTATAGCTTGATCAGCTTTCTGTGGATTCCAACCCATAGATTGCACAGCGTAATTTCTTGCTTGATTTTCTGCCATGCTTTCCTTTTGAGCTTGATATGCACGTGCTTGCTGTTCTTGTCTATAGTTGTCTACTTTACCATAATAATCTATCATATCATCTCTATACTTATCATTACTGAGTCTATATTTAAATGATTCACTCTCTGGATCATTGTATGCATCTACCTCGCTATAAGAATGTGGTTTTTCTGGACGACTCGGTGGCTTCAATGAATTCTGCTCTTGAGCAGGTGGTTCATTGGAAGGAGATTGCCTTAAATTATCTAACGCATTGGGGTTTTGTTGCAATACTTCAGCAACAGGTCCAAGTGTAGATTTATAATATTCAAGTTCTTTTTGAACTTGTGATAGCTCTCCTGCAGTCCTATCGTGTTTAGATTGCCAGTATTCATAACGATCTGCATCTTGTTTTACTGGAGTATTTTGTTGAGCAGCATCAGCATCAGCTAATTGCCCTATTGAAGTTTCAGCAGAGGGATGTACAGCATCTCCTCCAGTTTGGATGCTTGGATCCTCTGGCGTAATGCCAGCTTGACCAATCGGAGCCTTTGCGGGATCCGTTGTGTTCATTACTGCTGGTTCTTCAGGTATTACATTTTCCATTGTTCTTCTCCTAGTTTGTCATTATCAGCAACTATTCGTCATCTAGACCTAACAACTCTTCATTCATAACACTCTGGGGATTGTCAGCTTCCTTAACCATAATATTGACTTCATCCTTTATTTGTTTTAAATGATCGTTAGTTCTATTTTTATACAATTGAGCTGCAGCTGACATCTGTGCTTCTAGTTTAGCCAACTTCACCTCAAAATCTTTTAATTCAACACGTTTTCTATCATGTAATGATTCACGTTGTGCAGTTTGAAGGTCGCCTTTGAGCTTTTTAACTTCTTCTGTAAGTTGCTCTATTTGACCTGATTGTTGAGCCTGTATACCAGCTCTCTCAAGTACACCTTCCATATCTGCTACATCTGTTTGTTTTAATAACTCAGTTTGATCTATAACGCCCATTGAGAATAATTCCTTATAATACTCAAAACGAGCCCATCTATTAGATGGCATAGTAGAACCTGAAACTACTTGAACATCATAACGACCAACTGTAACATCATTTATTCTACCTAATATTGCATTAGTAAAATCATCAAATACCAATTTATTAACTTCCACATCTTTAGGTGATCTATTTGGTTGAATAATTCTAATTGTTTTTTCTTCTGTATATATCCATTGTACCATTTGTACTACTACTTTACCAAGTTGATTTAAGAAGCTTTCAATATCATCTTTTTTGGATCTAATACGTCTTTGACCAAACTCATCTAAAGCAATAGTACCTTTATATGTCTGAGGTGATGCTCCTTGATCACCTTGCATTAATGCATATATACCTAAAATTCTTTCTATATCCGCTTTTGCTTCTTTTTCATTATTGTACAATTCATTAGGAAGTGGAACAGGACCAGCTACAATTGGCTGTCCAAGTTCGGGGTCAAATTCAACAACAGCTGTACCTGCTTTAGCCCATTCCTGCTCCAAATTCCTCTTGTCTACGGAACCACGGGGTATTAATAACTTGACATTTGTAGAACTCGATGCATGCGCAATAATCAAACTTCTAATTTTATTTACATATTCTTGCAATCCCTTAACTAATCTTACATCACTTTGAGGGAATGGATTCCTATCATGGTGATTCATTAAAGTTAATATAGGATAAAAATCTATTGGTTTCATATAATCAACTAATAATTGATCTCCAACTGTAATAATACATCTTACTCTATCGCATTTAATAGGAGTTGTTTGTATCATCTTATCTTGAACTAAATCAAGCATTGATGTTGGAATCAATCTAGTTGTAGAATTAGGAATAGAGCCTTGCTGCTCTTCTCCTTTTAGTTTAACTGGCATACCTGTATTAGTATCTAAATACTCATGATATGTTCCGTCAAATTGCTCATACATTGCATTTGCCTGTTCAACATCTTCTTTAGAAGTTAAGTAAATAGGATCTACACCAAGTTTATGAACAATAAAAGCAGGCCTCTTTAAATATTCTTTATACTCTGCTTCTGTAAATATATATTCTCTTGGTTCATATGGATCATAAACTCTAACCATAGGAGTTTTTACTTTAGTAAATCTTTCTATTACTTCTAACTCTCTATCTCCATCTAAAGCACTTCTAGTATTACCTCTATTATAAGGACCAATCTGCTGATTTAATTCAGTATGATCTCTACTAGTAGAATAATCTTCTAATAATCCTGTCTCTTTTGCCTCAGATATAACTTCAGCATAATCAGGATACTGTAATAGTAATTGAGATTGCATTATTTTTTTAGCAATCATTATATGATTTGCATCTTGTGCATAAGTATCTCTAGAGCTTGGGTCAATAAACACATCCATAGGATCTACAGACTTTAACATCACTTCACCTTTACCAAAATCAGCATTCATATCAGGATATACCATAATACATCCCATGCCTTTTACATAATAATCATCTATTGCCTGTTTTAAAACTACATTACCATTTGAGTTATCCCAAACCCACTCCATTATGTCTGACATAACTCTAGCAGTTTTAACATCACTGTCTTCTCTGCCTGTGGCTTGGAATCTTGGTTTATTTGTAGTTAATAAAGCTTTTGCTTGTTCAACTGCATTATGAATACAGTTTACTACAACAGGTGATTGGTTCCTGGATTTTAATGTATCTACTTGTGATTTAGTCCATTGTGCACCAGAACGAAACTCACTATCTTCAACAGCTTGTTTCGCCCATTCTGCCCGTGCTCCCGAATACTCTCGCAATAACTCTTCGGTGAGTTTTACTTCTTCGTGTTTCTCTGGCATATTTTGTCTTAATTAATTAACTAAAATTGTAGTTAATTTAAAGTGGTGTTACACTGTCATCCAAGAATCATTTGAAAATTTGTTAATAAAACTAGCGTTTTTCCCCTTATCCACATCATCATCTTTATGGTTAGGTGGATAGATATTCTTATTTGCATAAAACATACCATCTAACAAATCATCATGCTTTCCTCTTGGATAGAGAAGTAACTCATCTCTCAGTTCTCGCATATCTTTTGAGATATAGACCTTTTTCTGTGCAAAGTAGGGTTGCATAGTTTCTAGTCTTGCTGACTTAGAGTTACGAGGTCTTTCCTTTATTTCCAATCCTGATATAAACAATCCTTCTTCCTCACATCTTTTCTTAACATATTCCCTTAGCATCTCCTGATAACCAACTGATTCTATCCTAGTCTTAGATGGTTTGTATACTTTAAATTGATTTATTATTGATTCAGCTAAATTCATAGGAGTAGCTCTTTTTTGATAATATGGTAGAACGAATCTATTTCCATCTTTATCAATAGCTAATGAAACGATTGTACTATAATCTGCAGTTTGTGCAGTTGAGGATGCTGGATCTACTCCCATGAATACATTAACTGCTCTGATTTCTGTTAAGGGTTCATCATTCAGAGATTTTAGTTCTATGTATGCTTTCTCACCTCTATGTATTAATTTTCCATCATAATATTGTATATACTCTTCTTTAAACAATTGATCTTCATCACCAACTATTTCACACAGGTACTCCCTGTAAAATACACTAACACGACCAATTGACTCTAACTCTTTCTTCTTCTGTTGCAATTTATCTACAGGTTGCCATTCTTCCCATAGTGCAACATTTTCATCTAAGTCAGGTTTAAACAGGAAATTCTTCCAGCCTGACATTTCTTTTAATGTTTCTACTATACATCTTTGATGAATAGGAGTTCCAATAATAGCAATTCTACCTTTCTTTGGATCTAGCGATGGTATTGCTGATTGCAATAACCATCTTAGATTCCCTTCCATAGCCTCAGATGTCTTTGT